TAAAATATATTTGCATAAAAGAACTTGATTATGGAATAAAAGGACAAGTTATTCATGTTGGTGATATTTTTACTTTTATAGAATCGCATAATGATATTTCAACTCTTAGTAATGGAGATGATCTTCTTGAAATTTATGACTGGGCTTTAAAAGAATACTTTAAGGAGGTAGTGTGATATGTTTGAATTTGATGAATATGAAGAAGTACTTAAAAGAAATAAACCAAATCCTATATATACTAAAGACATGTCTGCTAAAGAAGCTAAGGAAAGAGCTGATGCATTTCTTCAAGCGAAAGAGAATGAAGACTTTAAGTTTATAATGTCTCGTATAATAGATGCTGCCAATCATGGCGATTATAAACTTACTATTAATAGAGAATATCAAGTGACATTAAGTAGTTTTATTAAAGGTAAGTTAGAACAACTTGGATACACAGTAGAAGTAAAGTCAATACAAGATATTTATCAGATTGTTATAAGTTGGGAAGGTGAAAAAGAATATGGACAATGATAATATGATTGCTTTAATTGGAATGGGTCTTTTAATAGTGGTTCCTATAATTATTGCATCTTGTTATGGATTATATCGACGTATTGCTCATTATGAAAAGAAATTAGATGACTCATATAGAAATTATAGTTTAGATGTCATTAAAGTATGTCCATTATGTAAAAGTAAAGAAGTAACATTGGAAGAAGCAATAAAATTTCCTGATATTGAAGTAAATGCTCCTTATGGTGGTAGTAAGATAATATTTCATACATATGACATAAAATCAACATGGAAGATAAGATGTATATCATGCGGTTGTTCTTCTAAAGAATTTAATGATATTTCTGAAGCGATTAATAATTGGAATAATAGAACCGAAAGGATTGAAAATAATGGCTTACGGTAAATATAAGAAACCTTATAAATCTAGTAGTTATGGCTATAACCAACAAAAAGGAACTTATGCTTATCATGATATTGATGAGAATCATGATTGGATTAAAAGAGGTATTAATATGGCAGGATTGCAAAATAATAGATATATTGTTGTAAATGACGACGTTAAAGAAGGAGAAATTAATGCTCCTGGTTTTGCTGATGGAACTAAGTTGCTTGTCATAAGATTTCCTTTAGAATCATATAGACAGATAGAGACAACATTTGTTGTGAATAATAAGGAAGCGTTAGTAAGTGACTTCGGTTGTGCAATAAATGCAGAAATGTGTAAGAAACTTGGTGTAGATTTGAATTTTGATACAGTATATTTACAGGAGGTTGAGTGATGATTATTGAAGATAATAGTAAACAATTTTATGTAAAGTTTTCTGAGATTAAAGCTGGTCATGCTTTTAAAGATATTAAAAATGATAATATATTGTATATGAAAATGGATGAAACTCTTAGAGATGGTTTTGATAATGATTACAATGCTATTGGTATAGAACTTGGTACAACTGTATTTATTCCAGATGATGAATTAGTTGAACCTATAGAAAATATTAAGGTGGTGATTGAATGACAGTAATTGACAATAGAACAAAAAATAAATCCGTCGATTTTGCTGCTGTTAAATATGGGATAGCATTTGAATATGAAAAAGATTTTTATATAAAAACAAATGATGGTTTGATTGTAAATGATAATTTCACAAACGCTGTTAATTTAAAGAGTGGAATATTATGTAAGTTTGGTGATATGGAAAAAGTTAGATTAGTTAATGCTAGTATTGTTATTAATGATACTGAAGAAGAGTGAAATAAATGATATTTATGCTGATATTCTGCAGCATTAAGGAATATGGTTTACTAGAATGCCTCTAGAACGCACCAGAATGCCCATATAGGCCTGTTTGGGTATTTACATGATATTTTATATGTCTAAAAGTAAAATAGGGCTAAATAAGGCTTGTAGTGATTCTGAAGAGCCTATCTGTAAGATGGATATTCAGTGTGTCACAGAGGCATTCCTGTATTATATCGAATTATGTATAGTGAAAAATATAAAATCAAATAAGGAGTTTAGGGAAAATGATAATGAAAATTATATTAATAGTAATAGTTGGTTTAATGGCAATTGGTTTTATATTATTCGGAATCACATTTGCAGTATACATAATTAAGGAAGATTTAAAAGTCAAAAAGTTAAATAAGTATCGTTCACAAGGTAAGAAGTGTAATGTATGTAATTACCGTGAATATATTTACTGCAATTGCCCAGGTAAAGAATGCAAGTTTGAAAGTAATGTTGATATTTGAAACTTTGAACTTATTGAGAACGCGTAAAAGGAATGTACTATTATAGAGAGGAAGAGATAGTTTAGGAGTGTAATGCTCAAGTAAACCGAGCCTTAGTAAAAATGATATTTGGGAGTAACTTTGGCAAAGAGAAAGCAAGTTGAGTGATGAATTGGTGTCAAAAAATTCGGTGACTATTTATGATGCTTCTTTATTTTTTGTGTTGATATTTTCGCCATTTTTTATATTTATATAATGACACTGTAAACATTATTTTTATAGAAAAGGAGAAAAGTATGAAAACATTTTTAATGATTTATTTTATAATCGGAGCAGTAATAGCAGTTATATCAACAGTAGCTAACATTATATTAATCAAACAAATGAGGAAAGATGTACGTAGAAGACGTTTGTTTTTAGAGAGTTTAGAAAAAGATGGTAAATCTTATGAAACACTTAATAATTATAAACGGACTTGCGTTGTTAGACCTTGGTATATTGATTACTTTATAGCGTTACTTGCTATGATATTTAATTTGCTTTTATGGCCAGGTTTAGTAAAAGACTTAATCGTTAAAAAAACTGTTTTTAAAAGAATAAAGTATTGCGGTGAAGATGATTTTTTTGAATTCATTGACAAGTAATAATGAAGTCGTAAAAGGAGCGACTATAAATAAATCCTTTTTAATTTTTTCACAAAAAATTTTTAGAAAAAATATTTTTTTATGCTTACTTTGTTTTAACTTTTTTATTTTTTATATTAAGTTAAGTGAAAAATTTTATTTTTTATCAAAGTGTATTATATGTCATTTTATGCCATTTTTAGCCTATTTTAGGGGTATTTTGGCCATTTTTAGCCTATTTTTGGCATTTTTTGAGGAAAAATGATATTTTACAATTTTATGAAAAAAAATATTTTTTATGCTTACTTTGTTTTAACTTTTTTTATTTTTAATTTAAGTTAGACAAAAAATTTTTATTTTTTCACGGAGTAAAAACATATGGTAAAACTCAGAGATCATCAGAAAAAAGCACTACAAAAAATGAAGAATGGTTGTATACTTTGTGGTGGTGTTGGTTCTGGTAAAAGCATTACAAGTATCTCTTATTATTTCTTATTAGCCGGTGGTAGTATTGAACCATTTCGTTTTCCAAAAGTAATGAAGGATTTATATATTATCACTACTGCAAGAAAGAGAGATACATTTGAATGGGATGATGAGTTAGTTCATTTTGGTTTATGTCGTAATGGACCTAACTTTGGTAATAAAGTTGTAATTGATAGTTGGAATAATTTACATAAGTATGTTGAGCATGATAACAGAGGTTGGCATCCATTAGTGCAAAATGCGTATTTTATATTTGATGAGCAAAGAGTTATTGGTACTGGTACTTGGGTCAAATCATTCTTAGCTTTAACAAAAGTTAATGAATGGATTTTACTTAGTGCAACTCCAGGTGATACTTGGCTTGATTATATTCCAGTATTTATAGCAAATGGATTTTATCGTAACTTCACTGACTTTAGATTACAACATGTTGTTTATAGTCCCTTTACAAAATTTAGAAAAGTGGAACGATATTTGGATGTTCCTAAACTTGAACGTTTAAGAAATGATATTTTAGTTGACATGCCTTTTGAAAGAAAGACTGAGCAACATCACAATGAAATTTATGTTACTTATGATACAACTTTGTATAATGATTTAATGACAAAACGTTTTAACTATGAAAAGAATCAACCTTTTGTTAATGTTGCAGAATTGTGTAGTGCATTAAGAAAGGTTTGTAACTTAAGTCCTGAAAAATTTAATATCATATTGGACATTATAGAATCAAAGAAGAAAGTAATTATATTTTATAACTTTGATTATGAGCTTGAAGCTTTAGCAAAATTATTTGATAGCATGAATATTACTTATGCACAATGGAATGGACATAAACATGAGCCTATACCTGAAAATGATATTTGGGCTTACTTAGTTCAATACAATGCAGGAAGTGAAGGATGGAATTGCACAAAGACGGATACAATTATATTCTTTAGTCAGAATTATTCATATAAAATAATGACACAAGCTGCTGGTCGTATCGACAGACTCACAACACCTTTTAATGATCTTTGGTATTATCACTTTAAAACTAAGTCAAGTATTGATAAAGGAATTTCAAGAGCGATACGAACTAAGAAGAAATTTAATGAGAATGCACAATTTGGTTACTTGTTTGAAGACAATGATAGAAAAATAAATGATATTTTACCAAAAACATGCTGATATTCGCGAAAAAATTCGCTCCTATTATAGAGAGGGGTAGAACTAACTCCCTAGCCTTACGAGACTAGGATTAATGGGGTAGTCAACTACTTTTATATTTTTGTTTTGTTTTTAACACTAAGGAGACTTTACAGTTTGGACGGAAATACAATACTCATACACTTTCAACGTAAAGACACTCCTTTGATAATATTTTGGAAACACTGGTTACATTCAATTGTCTCCTTAGTGTTATTTTTAATTTGTTGATATTGTTGACGGGAACTGAAATGATATTTGCCATGACCTCGTACTCTCCAAATGGATAGAAGTTAGCCCCAATGCTTACTTGAGCGAGCGAATATATTTCAGTCTTATCATAATGAGCGTATTTAGATTTCGTTTTCTGCTTAATAACTATTCTCACAAATATATTATTAGGTATAGTCCTCACAGAACACAGATATTGGGCTTGGCTTATGAAATCTAATTGCTCAAATTAAACCAGAATGATATTTGCCATGACTCCATTCACAATCAGTAAGGCAGGAACGACAGCTTCATAGGACGAGCGAATATGTTCTGGTTTTTCTTTTTATTGAATATAAGCAGAAAAATGATATTTTTACTGTTTTAAAAATTTTGTGAATATCAGCACATTGGGCCTAAATGATATTTTAGTTGTGCTGTTTTCAAATAAAACTAAAGGAGACAACAAATGAAGCAACATTACAATTTGGAAAGTGAATTTCAAGCTGATCTTAAGAAAGAGATTGAGAATCGGTTTCCTGGCGCTTATGTAGCAAAACAGGATACTAGGCAAGGCACTCCTGATCTCTTAGTTCTTTATCAAAAGCATTGGGCTTTGTTAGAGAATAAGAAAGATAAGGATGCAGCACATCAGCCTAATCAAGATTGGTGGGTAGATCACTTTAATCAAATGTCCTTCTCGGCGTTTGTCTATCCTGAGAATGTAGAGGAGGTATTGAATGAAATGGAACGATCATTCCAAGATATTAGGTAGTCATGCCTTTCTTGGAGCAAGCAAACATGGATGGCTCGGCGATGATCCAGAAAAGTTAAGAGCACGTTATATTCGTTGGTTAGCCGTTCAAAGAGGAACAGAGTTACATGATCTCGCTGCTAAGTTAATTAAACTTGGTATTGAGTTACCTCAAACAACAAAAACATTTGATTTGTATGTAAATGATGCTATTGGATTCCGTATGCGACCTGAACAACCATTATATTATAGTGAGAATTGTTTTGGTACAGCAGACGCAATCGCTTGGGATGAGAAAACAAAGTTTTTAAGAATTCATGATTTGAAGACTGGTGAAGTACCAGCAAAGATGGAGCAGTTATATATTTATGCTGCTTTATTTTGTTTAGAATATCATCAGAAACCTGCTAATATGGGATTTGAATTAAGAATTTATCAGAATGATGGAATTGAAATTGATAATCCAACTGGAGAAATGATATTTCCAATTATGGAGAAGATTATTCAATTTGATAAAGTATTAAACAACATTAAAGGAGAATTGTAATGGACACAAGTAATATGTCTTTAGATGACAAAATCAAAGCGTATATTGAGCTCCATGAAACGGAGTCGTCATTACAACATTATGGAACCCCTAGACATTCTGGTAGATATCCTTGGGGTTCGGGTGATAATCCTTATCAAAGAAATGAGGATTTTCATAGGGTTTACAATGATCTGAAAGCACAGGGCTTTACAGATAAAGAGATGGCAGAGCAATTCAATTGTTCTATTACTGAACTTAAGGCTCGTCGTTCAATGTCTTCACAGCAGGAAAAGCAGAGACAGGGCGTGCAAGTTGTGAAGTTACATGATAAGAAAGGAATGGGTTGGACTGCTATAGCAAGACATCTTGGTCTTCCTAATGAATCTTCTGCCCGTTCAATCTATGAGAGAGCAAAAGCACCTAAGAAAACATTAAATGAGCAAGTTGCAGACAGACTTGAGAAGATACTTAAGGAGAAAGGCGGATATTTGGATATTTCAACAGGTACAGAATTGGGATATCCTTGGTCTGAAGATGCTCCTAGAACAGGTATTAGTGCAAGTCAGTTAAGAGTTGCTTCAATAATGCTTAGGGAAAAAGGATATTCTATTCAGGTTATTAACTTACCTCAGGTTACTAATCCTGGACAGTATACAAACACAACCGTATTAGCACCTGCCGGAACAAAGAAAAAAGATATTTTCAACAATCTTGATAAACTTCATGCTGTTGAAGATTATACTCCTGATGCAGGTAGAACTTGGTGGGAACCTGAATTACCTGAATACATAGACAGATCAAGAGTTTATGTAAGATGGCCTGATGAAGGTGGAGCTGAGCGTGATGGTATGGTTGAAATTAGACCTGGTGTTAAAGACTTATCACTTGGTGAGCATACATATTGTCAGGTCAGAATTGCAGTTAAGAACTGTGATGTTGAAGGTAAAGTAGATGATTATGGTAATCCTGAACCTTCTGACAGATATATTAAAGGAATGGCTGTATATTCTGATGAGATACCTGATGGTTATGATATTGTTGTTAACTGTGCAAAAGCTAGATCTAAAGGTGATGTGAAAGCATTCAAAGCTATCAAGAATAAATATGATGTTGATGCTGTCTTTGGCGCAAAGATCATGGCTAATGGACAGGAATATTATGAGGATGAGAATGGCGAACCACATCTTGGTTTAGTTAACAAAGTTAATGCTGAAGGTGTTTGGCAAGATTGGTCAAAAACTTTACCTTCTCAGTTCTTAAGTAAACAACCTAAAGAATTAATTAAGAGACAGCTTAACTTAACTTATGCTGAAGCTCTTGATGAATTCAATGAAATTAAGGGATATACTAATGATGTTGTAAGACAGAAAGCTCTTGAAGAGTTTGCAAGTCAGTGTGATAGTGCAGCAGTTGATCTTAAAGCAGCTTCATTACCTAGACAGCAGTCACATGTTATAATTCCTATTAATACTTTGAAAGACAATGAAGTCTATGCACCTGGATATAAAGATGGCGAAGAAGTTGTTCTGATCCGATATCCTCATGAAGGTATATTCCAGATTCCTAGACTTATAGTAAATAATAAGAATAAAGAAGGTCAGAAATTTATTGGATCTGTTGCTCCTGATGCTATTGGTATCAATCACAATGTAGCGGATATTATGTCAGGAGCAGACTTTGATGGCGATACTGTTACTGTAATACCTACAAGTAAAATTGTAAATATACAGAACAAACCTCCGTTACAAGGTCTTGTTGGATTTGATGCAAAAGCTGAGTATCCTTATAGACCTGGTATGAAACACTTGAGTAAAGAGCAGACTCAGAAGGAAATGGGTATTATATCCAATCTGATTACTGACATGACTATCAAAGGTGCTACAGAAGAAGAGCTTGTTAGAGCGGTTAAGTATGCAAATACAGTTATCGATGCTGACAAACATAATCTGGATTACAAGAGAAGTTATGCAGAGAATGATATCGAGAGTCTGAAGAAAATTTACCAGCAGAAGGCTAATTGGAATGGAAAAGGAAAGTCTTATGGTGGCGCTGGAACTTTGTTATCTAGAGCTGGATCTGAAGAACATATTCCTGAACATCAATTAGCACAGATTGATCCTGAAACTGGAAAAACAAGAAAAGCTTGGAGACCTGATGCTTCTGGTGAACTTTTATATATGGACACTGGAAGAACAAGAATGGTTCCTGACAGAAATAAAGATGGATCTTTTAAATATGATGAAAATGGAAAGAAGATCTACAAAGAGGAACTTGTTCGTCAGAAGGTTTCTAAAATGTCTCAAGTTGCTGATGCAAGACAACTTATGTCAAATCCTGAGAAAGGTTATATTCAGGAGGAGCTTTATGCAGAATATGCAAATAATATGAAACGTTTAGCAATTCAGGCAAGAAAAGAAGCATTAGCTATAAAACCTGAAAAATGTAATCCTGAAGCTCGTGAAGCTTACAAGGATGAGGTTGAATCACTTAACCAGAAGCTCGAGAATGCTAAGCGTAATGCTCCTAGAGAGAGACAAGCTCAGGTTCTTGCAAATATAGCTATGAAGCAAGTTAAACTTGATAATCCAGATATGGACAATGAAAAGAAGAAGAAGATAGCTCAGTTACAGATGACCATTGCTCGTAATAAGGTAGGTGCTAACAAGAAGGACGTTCAGGTTATCATCGAGCCTCGTGAATGGGAAGCTATACAGAAGAATGCTATCTCACCTTCTAAGCTGCGTGAGATCCTTAAGAACACCGATAGCGATAAGGTTAAGAAGCTTGCATCACCTAAGACTCCTAGTACAGCACTGCCTAGTAGCAAGCAGAACCTTATCAAGCAGATGGCTAATAGTGGTTACACACTTGAGCAGATTGCTGATCGTCTTGGTGTTTCAAAGACTACAGTATTCAAGTACGTTAAAGGAAAGGAGGCTTAATGTATCATGGGCATTTATATTTGCTATCGTGTCGTTAGGTCTCTTAACTCTAGCGACAACAGTAATACAAACAGTTACAGCCACTGTGATATTTCAACAGATTGGAGGTATTGCTTATGAGAGTATGTATGCTAACTACCGTAGACAATCCATTTGATCCGTTTGAGAACTTTACAGAATGGTATAAGATTGACATGCAATTCCAGTACAATACTTGTGCTCTTGTTGCACGTCTTGTTCCTGACTCAGACAATCTGCCTCAACCTTACATGGAGCAGATTAAGGAAGAGATCCTTACTAACTGGTGCAGGATGAACCCGCTTACATACAAGCTATTAGTCAGAGAGGTTGAAGAACCTGAATACGATGACGAAGGAAATGAGATAGAAGACAAATCAAATAGCGATGACGATAAACGACCTGAAAATATGGAGTGAAAATATCAATCCAAAATATCATTTCAGGAATATCAGCATAAAAACACCCCGGGGGGATATTTTAGCTAGCATGGGGCCTTTGAATCAGTGCGCCCTTTGAAAAATCTCCGGGGGGATCTGCTGATATTTTAGTTTTATCCCTGGGGCTTTTCCGGTGGGGTTCTCTCACTCTAAAGCTCCATTGTCTCGCTAGGTTCGTCTCCTTATCCTTAGTAGGTATTAGTTCAGTTTAAGCCCAATAAACTGTAGCTAAAGTGTGTCAGTGGAGCTTTAAAGTGAAATGAACCTCACTGTAAAGCATAGAGAAGAAGAAAGGAATGTGTATGAAAGAAGCCAAGAGAGTGATACCAAACACTCCGGAGTTTGCGCCAGCGTCTTCTGACGAGGAGCGTACTCTTCAGATGGGCTCTCTTGCGATGGACTTAGCAGAAATGCGAATGAGATCTGGTATTGCTTCTTCTGCCGAAATACTATATTTTATCAAGGCAGCATCACCCGAAGCAAGACTTGAAAGAACTAAGTTAGCTGAAGAAACAAAACTGATTCAAGCAAGAGTGGCAGACATGGAACGCTCGAAGAATACAGAAGAATTATACAGTCAGGCTATCGCTGCATTCCAAGAATACAGAGGTATCGACTACGAAGAGGATGGTGATGAAAATGAATACGGGCCGTATCAGGACATATTCTGAGTTAATTCAATTACCAACTTTCGAAGAGCGTTTTAACTATTTGAAACTTGACGGAGTTGTTGGACAAGAAACATTTGGAATTTATGCGAAACGGTATTTAAACCAAAATTTCTACCAGTCGAATGTGTGGAAAGACATTAAACAAAAAGTATTAATACGAGATGATGCTTGTGATATGGCGTTAGAGTCTTATCCACTTTCAAGTAGTCGTATCTACGTACACCATATGAATCCTATAACAGAAGAAGACATCGTAAATTGGACTCCGTATCTAACAGATCCTGAGTATTTAGTTTGCGTGTCATTTGAAACCCATAATGCAATACACTACGGTGACATTAATGTTTCAAGAATCTCTAAGGATCCGGCGATACGTTATCCTGGTGATCAGTGCCCTTGGTTAATGCCTGTTCCGCCAGTACAAATTTTGTAAAGGAGAAACAAAATGGGAAAGAATCGTAACAATAACAATGAAGGTTTCGAGAAAGATATGGAAGCTCCGGTTGAGGCTGAGGCAAAGGAAGTAGCAGAGACTGCACCTGTAGATACACCGGTTTCAAACGTTGACCCTGTACCTGAAGTTAAACCCGAACCTAAGAAAGAAACACCTAATGTAGAAAAGCCTGCAAAGAAAGAAGAGCCTAAGAAGAGAACTGCGACTTTGTAAAAAGGAGACACTATGGACGAGAGTATACTGACATCAATTAAAACACAATTAGCTCTTATGCCAGAAGATGAATCATTTGACAGAGAGATAATTATTTTTATTAATGCTGCGTTCGCTAGACTGACACAGCTTGGTGTCGGTCCGATTAGTGGCTTCTCAATTACAGATGACGGACAAACTTGGAGTGATTTCGTTGTGGACATTACTCAAGAAGAGATGGCAAAAGTGTATGTTTACTTAAAAGTAAAAACATTATTTGACCCTCCTACAAATTCATCACTTGCAAAAGCGATGGAAGAACAAATAAAAGAATATGAGTACCTACTTAAAGTCGAAGCGGAGGATGATGCATATGTATGAGTCAAATGAAGCATTACAGAATGAAGATCTCAACTCCCTTGAACATTATGGCATAAAAGGTCAGAAGTGGGGACTGAGAAGGTTTCAAAATCCTGATGGCTCTTACACTGAACTCGGCAAAGAAAGACGAAGAGTAGGTTTTAAGGAAGAGTCAAAGAAAGACGACGAGTCTAAGAAGGATTCAACAAAAAAAGATGAGACTCCCGATATAAAGATTGGTGGCAAGGCATATAAGGATATGACTAAGAAAGAACTTCGTGCTGCCAAGAAGAGAGCCAGACATAATGAAGCAGAGCGTAGAGCTCAGAGGGAGTTTAATAGAGATAAGAGAGAAGCCATAGACCGTGGAGATATGGCTTTTATTTCTAAAAATATCAGCAAATTTACGAACGATGAGATTGATGCTGCAGTAAACAGATACAAGAAGATGACTCAAATTTGGGACTATGATAAAGCAAATAAGAAAGATGCTAATCATTATCTCGATAAAGCAATTAATTATTTAAATAAAGCCGATAAAATATCGACCTCACTTACAAATATTGTAAATAACTTTACGAATTCATCTAAGGCAGCAGCACTGAAGAGACAAGAGCAGTATAAGGCTGATCAGGAATATTATAAGTCTCTTCAGGAAGAGTATAAGGCAGCTCATCCGAATACTGGTAATGATAAGAAAGATAAGGATAAGGGCAGCGGCGATAAGAATAAGGGATCTCAGGAAAATGTCGATAAAGAGAGAAATAAACTCGACGAAATGAAGAAAAAAGATAGAGAGGCTCTTGCTGAGACTGAGAAACAACTTAAGAAAATGGAACTTGATGAAAAAGAAGAACGTCGTCAAGAAAAGTTAGAAAGAAAACGAGAGAAAGAACGTAGAAAACGTGAACGTGAAGAAGAGAAAGAACGTGAACGTGAAGAGCGTGAAGCTGAGAGAGAACGTGAAAAACGAGAAGAGGAAGAGTACGAAAGAAGAGAAGCCGAAAAAGAGCGTCAACGCGAATTCGATAAAGAAATGAGACGTAAAGAGCGTGAGGCTGAAGAACTTGCTAAACGTGCTGAAAGAGAACGTATAGAAAATAATAAGAAAGTAAATGAGTCAATGTCTGATTTATATGACGACGACTTTACTTGGCTTCCTTTTGGTTCAAAAGAAAAGAAGTCTCTTATAGGTTCGTTCTTCTCAAAGAAAGATAAAGACAAGTATAAAGATTATACTCAGTCAGATCAGTACAAGAAACTTGAGAAAGAATTAAATGACGTTAATTCAAAATACCTCAAGAATCTTACTTCAGCATACCAGAATCAGAAAGTTGGTTCATCTGTTCAAGAGAATAAGATAAAGAAACAGATAGAGAGTGGCAGGATTTATGATAGAGACATTCTCGGTAGAGACAAACTCAAGAAATGGGAGAATGATCTTATTGGTAAATACCGTAAAGAAAGAGGTATGGATAAAGAGACTGCTAAGAAGTATGCTGATCGTTACATTGATTACTTCCTTGATATGTATGATCAGGAAAAAGGAAGCTTTTAAGAAAGGCAAATTCTATGATTTCTAATACAGCTACACCGAAATATTATGGGCAATTTCGAGAAGCTGTCTTATCAGGTGAAATGCCAGTATGTCAAACGATTTCTATGGAAATGTGTCGTATCGACAGACTCATAGCGAATCCGACAGTATGGTATGATCCCGCTCCAGTTGAAGGTTATGTTAAATATTGTGAACGGGAATTAACACTGACGGATGGTGACGATTTGGTCCTTCTGCCTTCATTCAAGTTGTGGGCAGAACAAATATTCGGCTGGTATTATTTCGAGCCGGGTCCGGTATTTATCAAAGGAAAAGATGGCGAGCCAGGACGATATGTTACCAAGAATATTCGTAGACGATTGATACACAAACAATATTTAATCGTTGGAAGACGTGCATCAAAATCATTGTATGCAAGTACAATACAAAATTACTTCTTGAATATTGATACATCGACTACTCATCAGATCGCAGTAGCTCCTACTATGCGTCAGGCAGAAGAAGTAATGTCGCCTATAAAAACTGCAATGGCTAAAGCAAGAGGGCCATTGATGAAGTTCCTTACAGAAGGTTCAATTAATAACACTACCGGCTCTAAAGCAAATAGAGTTAAAGTTGCCTCAACTAAGAAAGGTGTTCAGAACTTCCTTACCAACTCATTACTTGAAGTACGACCTCTTTCAATAGATAGTCTTCAGGGTTTGAGATGTAAGGTTGCAAGTTTGGATGAATGGCTTTCAGGAGAAATTAAAGAGAATCCTATAGAGGCTATTGAAGGCGGTGCTAAGAAAATCCCTGATTGGTTAATACTCTGTACTTCATCAGAGGGAACAATCAGACATGGTGTTGGTGATACGATCAAAATAACATTGATGGATATACTTAGAGGTGAATTTGTCGATCCTCATACAAGCATATTCTATTATAAACTTGATAACATTCAAGAGTTAAAGTATCCATTTTTGTGGAGAAAAGCTAATCCTAATATTGGTGTTACTACATCTGAAACAGATTACATGCAGGATGTCGAAAAAGCAGAAAAGATTCCGTCGCTACGTAATGAAATACTTGCTAAGATGTTTAATATTCCAATGGAAGGTTACACTTATTATTTCACATATGAAGAAGCTACACCAGGACCTCCACAGGAATTCTGGAACATGCCTTGTGCAATGGGTTGTGACTTATCGCAAGGTGATGACTTCTGTGCTTTTACATTTCTATTTCCGCTTGGTAATGGAAAGTTTGGGGTAAAAACACGAAGTTACATAACTACTCTAACCCAATCAAAGTTAACTCTAGCTATGCGTATGCGTTACGATGATTTTATTAACGAAGGTACACTTGTTATTATGGATACAACAGTGCTCGACTTGATGTTAGTTTATGACGACTTACAGAAGTTTATAGATGCACATCAGTATTCAGTTGAGTGTGTTGGATATGACCCGTATAATGCAAAAGAGTTTATTGAGAGATGGGCAAGAGATAATGGACCATATGGTATTGAGAAAGTTATACAAGGTGTAAAAACTGAATCAGTACCGCTTGGTGAATTAAAGAAATTAGCAGAGAATCGTATGCTTCTCTTTGATGAACAGCTGATGGAGTTTGCTATGCAGAATTCAGTAGTTAATGAGGATTCAAATGGTAATAGAAAACTCCATAAGAAACGTCATCAGGATAAGATAGATAATGTTGCAGCATTAATGGATGCATTTGTCGCATACAAATTAAACAAAGATTACTTTGAATAAAGGAGACAACATGGACTTCAAGAATCGAATTAAGCATGCTTGGAATGCATTTCTGAACAAAGATCCTACACCACCTGTTGAGTTAGGTCCAAGTTCATATTATTATCCGGAGCGTACACAAACAAAAACACAAAATGATCGTTCTATGATTAATTCAATATTTAATCGTATTGCGATTGATGTGTCTACTGTGAAGATATTACAAGCTAAAGTAGATGAGAATGGAAACTTTGTTGAAGCAATGAAGACTCCATTAACAGAATGTTTACAAGTTAGTGCTAATATCGATCAGACAGGACGTGCTCTTATACAAGATGCAGTTCAGCGCATGTTTAAAGAAGGTTGTGTTGCGTTAGCTCCTATAGTTTCAGATGACAATCCAAATAACACTGGAACATACGATATATACGATATTCGATGCGGTATAGTTACACAATGGTATCCTCGCAAGGTCGAAGTTGAAATATACAATGACAAGAAAGGTACTATGGATCGGCTATTACTTGACAAAGAAATTGTATGTATTATACAGAATCCTATGTATGACATAATGAACTCACCTAGTTCATTGTTAAGTAGGATTTTCAAAAAGTTAGCTCTACTTGATGTTGTTGACAATGAAAACGCTTCAAGTAAGTTAAATATGATTATTCAAGTTCCTTATTCAACCAGATCTCAGCTTCATCAAGATAATGCAACTAGACGAAGAAAAGAGATCGAAGACCAATTAGTTAATAATCCATATGGTATTGCTTACATGGACATTAATGAAAAGTTAATTCAGTTGAGTAAGCCTCTTGAGTCAAATCTCCTCGAACATATCAAGTATTTGATGGAGACTTACAAGAATCAACTTGGTATCACTGATGCTGTTCTTAATGGAACTGCGAATGAATCAGAGATGAACAATTACATTAGACGTACAGTTGAACCTATTTGTGCAGCTATATGTGATGAGATGAAACGTAAGTGGCTCACCCAGACTGCTCGTACAAAAGGGCATTCTATAGTCTACTACTCTGATCCGTTCAAGCTTATTCCTCTTACTGACATTGCTAAGTTTGCAGACGTATTGTCTAGAAATGAGATCATGACATCTAATGAACTTAGACAGAAGATGGGTATGCCTCCTTCAGATGATCCAAGGGCTGATGAGTTAAATAATGCTAATATGCCGGACAATCCCGAAGAAGTTCAAAATGAGGTAGAAGTTGACGAGCAGATAACTGAAGAAGCTGCACCAGAACAAGAACCTGGTAGTGGTGAATCAGAAGAAGTCTATTTCGACCCTAAGAACCCTGGCGCTACGGCTCCTAATGGAACTAATTCATTCTCTTTATTTGGTAAAGGTAATGATGAGCAACCTCAGGAAAGACCTGCATTTAGTTTATTTAAATAAAATATTACGAGAGGAGAAAACCAATGAAGGACTACGATTTTAGTGGTTGGGCAACCAAAAACGACATTCTTTGCGATGATGGTAGAATTATTAAACAGAATGCGTTTAAGGATTGCGACGGTGTTACTGTCCCGTTAGTATACAATCACGATCACAAAGATATCGGGAATGTTCTTGGCCATTGTGTTTTAGAGAATCGTGATGATGGTGTATATTGCTATGGTTACCTTGATAAGGACTCAAGGGGCGGACAGGAAGCCCTTTCTAAAATCAAGAATGGCAGTATAAAATCTCTCTCGATTTATGCTAACAAACTTAAGGAAGTTGGCCATAATGTTATTCACGGTATCATTCGTGAGGTTTCACTGGTTCTTGCTGGCGCAAATAGCGGTGCTGTAATCGATACAGTATTAGCTCATGGTGTTGATGCTAGCGATGACGGTGATGCTGTAATTATATACGCGGGTGAAGAGAATCCGATCTGCCATAGCACGACCGACGACTCCGGATCTGATGAATTCAATCTCGATGCTGCAATTGATTCGATGACAGAAGATCAGAAGAAGGCAATGTTGATTATGGCTTCTATGATGGCTGAAGATATAGCCAAGGATAATGTTTCTCACTCTTCGAAAGATGACAATGAGGAAGACGATGGGGATGACGATGATGAGGATGACGACGATGATGAGGAAGATTCCGATTTAGAGCATTCAAAGGATTCCGCAAAAGATGAAGATGAGAAAAAGAAATCATGTTCGCACTCTTCAGATAAAGAAGAGTTAAGTCACGCTTCTAAGTCCAAAGATGATGAGGACGAAGACGAAGATGATGACGATGAAGATGATGAAGACGACATTGACCTCGAGGATGACGATGAAGACGAAGATGAAGATGATGAAGAGTCTAAAGAGGAACCCGAGGCAAAAGAAACAAACACAAAAAATCAAAATGACAAGGAGAAAAAAGAAATGAAGCACAATTTATTTGAAAACGAAGCTCAGGGCGATGTTCTTATTCACAGCGCAGAGGCTTGTGCAGAAATGATGGCAGATGCCGTTAAGTTTGGTTCACTTAAGGATTCAGTAATGGCTCATTCAGCAGATTATGGTATCGATAATATCGATCTTCTGTTCCCGAATGCAAAGAATTACACCACACAGCCCGAGTTCATCAAGAGAAGAACTGAGTGGGTTAACGAGGTTCTTACTGGTGTTCGCCAGTCACCTTTCAGCCGTGTTAAGACTATCTTCGCTGACATCACCGAGGATGAGGCTAGAGCTAAGGGTTACATCAAGGGTAACCGTAAGGCAGAGGAAGTATTCACTCTGTTAAAGAGAGAGACCACTCCTACTACCGTTTACAAGAAGCAGAGAATTGATCGTGATGACATCATCGATATCACTGATTTCTCAGTTATCGAGTACATCAAGCAGGAAATGAGAATTATGTATGATGAGGAATGCGCTCGTGCAATCCTTGTTGGTGATGGACGTAATCCTCTTAGCCCTGATAAGATCAAGGAAGCTAACATCAGACCTATCTGGACAGATGATGACCTCTTCACAATCAAGAGATCAATCGCTGTTACCACAGCTACAACTGATTCTAACCGTGCTAAGGCATTCATCAAGAACCTTGTTAAGGCTCGTAAGCTTTACAGAGGTTCAGGTAACCCTACACTGTTTATCCAGGAAGATCTGCTTGCTGACATGCTTCTTATCGAAGAGACCAGCAATGGTATCGATACCGGCCGTCTGATCTATGATTCTATCGATAAGCTTAAGAATACTCTTCGTGTTAACAAGATCGTTGAGGTTCCTGTATTCGATGGCCTTTACAGAATAGACAATGGCGATACAAAGTATCTTGCAGCAATCCTTGTTAACCTTAACGACTACAGAACAGGTCGTGATAAGGGTGGCGAGCTCAGCTTCTTCGATGATTTCGATATCGATTTCAACCAGCAGAAGTACCTTATGGAGTCCAGATTCTCAGGCGCTCTTGTTGTTCCTTATTCAGCAATCGCATTTGAGTTCGTTTACAACCTTACAATCGATGTACAGGCTAAGGACAGCACAGCAGTTATCCTTGGTAAGCAGGTATCTGAACTTCAGGAGAACGTATATGTTAACGATAACTCTGTACAGGGTATCCTTAACTATGTTACCGGTTATACTCAGTTCTCAGGCAATCCTGAGGAGCAGGAAGGACATTACCTTGCACTTCAGTTTGAGGCTTCTGACGGCGCTGTTGTTAAGATCCAGACAATCGGTGGACTTAATGATGAGAGAGTCGTAACTCTTGATGCTGACATGGATGCTGTTATCTATGTTAAGTCAACCAAGGAGAAGCTTAGAATTACTTGCGAGCTTAATGGCGATGTTCTTCAGAAGACTCTGTCATTCAGCGGACTTAAGCTTCTTGCTCAGTGATCAACTGACTGTCTAGCTAGGGACTTGGCTTAATTGCTGGGTCCTTAGTTTTACAAAAAACACTTTACAAAGTAAACTGGACTATTCACACTTATAATGCAAAGTGTTCATAATCAAAATAGAAGGAGGATGAGATATGAGGTATTGTGCTAAACTTGGTTTCAGAGATACTAAGGAAAAATTCGATGCTGATGGAAATCCTACAAGTATCTGGGTTGAAGTAATCACAGAACGTACCTACAAAGCTGATGTTATCAATAACACTTATCGTAATCAGCAACAGGAAAGTGTAAACGATAATTATGTTATAAACGTTAAGCTTAGTATGTTAGCTTGTGATGCATTTACCATATCTCATCTTAATTCTATTATTTACTGTGATTGGCTTGGACACAAATGGAAGGTAACTTCTGTAGATATTCAACGACCTAGAATCATAGTAACATTGGGAGGTGATTACAATGAGGCCAAGAATGGATGTAGACCGGGTGTTTAGATCTTTATGCCCCAATGTATATTACCAGACACCCGAATCAATGAAATTACGTTACCCTTGTATAATTTATTCAAGGAGTAATATTAAGACTCAGAAAGCGGATAACAGATCTTATACGATGGAAGTTGCATATGATGTAAGATATGTTACAAAAGATCCGGATGATCCGGTAGTCTTCCAAATTGCTGAGTTACCGTATTGTAGTCATGGTAAGCATTATGTAAAAGATAATTTGCATCATGACACTTTTACAATTTACTAAAAATAATATAGGAGGAAATAATCATGGCTAAACTTACATGGGATGCCGCAGCAGATCGTATATACGAGACTGGTGTTGACAGAGTTGTAATTTTCCCTATGAGTGGTACTGCAGAAACCGATAGCGATTATGCTAAGGGTGTAGCTTGGAATGGTGTTACTGGTATCACTGAGTCACCTGAAGGTGCTGATGCAAATGATATCTACGCAGATAACATGAAGTACTTATCTCTGATCTCGGTTGAGAACTGGAAAGCTACTATCAAAGCTTATACATGGCCCACAGAGTTTAACGCATGCCAGGGCGAGTTCGAATTTAATAATGGAACTGCTAGAGGATTATTCTTCGGTCAGCAGCCTCATACAAAGTTCGGTCTTGCTTGGAGAACAATCGTTGGTAATGCGGTTAAGGGTGATTCCTATGGTTACAAACTTCATGTTGCTTATGGTCTTACTGCAGCTCCTTCTGAGAAGGATCATGCTACAGTTAATGACTCACCTGAGGCAACAGAGTTCTCATGGGAGCTTAACTCAGTTCCGGATGCATTCGTAACACAGAATACTTTAGCACCGGTATCACATATCGTTGTTGATAGTACTATGAATGCAACAGGTTATGCAGCTCTTGAAGCAGCATTATTTGGAACAGATGAATCTGCACAGGGTGAAGGTGATGACACAGATCCTTATCTTCCTACTCCTGATGCACTTTACACTTTAGTATCTTAATGAAAGGAGAAAGAAGTCATGGCAGTATTAACATGGGATGCCGATGGTGAGAGATTGTTTGAGACCGGTGTGGATCATGCAGTCCTTTACCTCATGAATGACGATGGCACATATGCTGATGGCGTTGCTTGGAATGGTATTACCGGTATTACCGAATCACCTGAAGGAGCAGATGCTAATGACATTTATGCCGACAATATTAAGTATCTTTCTCTGATCTCAAAGGAAGACTGGAAAGGTACTATCAAAGCTTATACATTCCCGAAACAGTTCAATGAATGTATGGGTAACTACATAATCGGCGGTATTGCCGGTGTTAAGGGTTTCGTTGGTCAGCAGACCAGAAAGAAGTTTGCTCTCTCATGGAGATCAAGACTTGGTAACGATACCCTTGGTGATCAGTTTGCTTACAAGATTCATATCGCTTGGGGTCTTAGTGCAGCACCTTCAGAAATGGATCATGCTACACAGAATGACTCACCCGAGGCACAGGAATTCAGCTGGGAAGTTAGCTCTATTCCTCCTCAGACAAGTGCTAAGGTTCCTGTTGACGGAACTAGTACTGAAGCAAACAAGATTGCTATTCAGCCTTGTGCACACGTATTTGTTACAAGTAAGATTATTATCCCTGGACAGACTCCTACAGATAATAGTTCTCTTACAGCACTTGAGGATTACCTCTATGGTAATAGCTCATATAATGCTAAAGTTCCTACACTTACACAGCTTATTAATGGCTATGCAGCAGGTAGTTACAGAGGCTAATTTACAATTGAATAACAATATTAGGGGTAGACTTAAAAAGAGTTTACCCCTCTTATTTTTTTCAGAAAACTTTTAAAGGAAATAAATCAAAATGAATACAATTTTGGGCTTAAAATACAAGTTCAAACGTTAGAAAAGGAGACAAATATTATGCTTAAGAAAATAATTAAGTACACGGATTTCAATGATTTACCTCGTACACAGGAGTTCTACTTCTATCTTTCAAAGAGAAAGCTTCAGAAGCTTAATGCTAAGTATGAAGGCGGTCTTCAGGGACAGTTTACAAAGATAATTAATGACTATGATCAGAAGGCGCTTCTTGAGACATTTGATGACATCGTTCTTACAGCTTATGGTATTAAGTCTGAAGATGGAACACAGTTTATCCAGACAGATGAAGTAAGATCTAAGTTTGAGAATTCAGCAGCATATGATGCTCTGTTTGATGAACTTACTTCTGGAGATGATGCTGCAGATAAGTTTGCAGATTTCCTTAAGAAGATTCTTCCTGCCGAGTTACAGGCACAGATTGCTAAGGCTGATGCTGAGGGTAGATCTGCAGAGATGCCTGAAATTCTTGCTGAGGTGATGAAAGATCAGATTGCTGCTCAGGATAAAATTGTAGATACTAATGTATGAAGACAATAATAGTCAAAGCATTTACTGTGTTCGATGAAAGGACCGAAAGCTTTATTAAGGTCGATAAGGACACGAAACTTCGTTTGGAGAACTCGCTTTGGGCTATCGCTGAATGGGAAAAGAAATATAAAAGACCTTGGTTTCCGGATAAGAAAGCTAGTGAATCTGCTAGGAAAAAGTATGAACAAGAGAAAAGTCCAGATGAGATAATGTATTTTATTAAATGTATGATAACTAATATCGAGTTTGATGAAATAGATGACAATATTCTCTATGGGCTTTCTGAAGAGAACTTCAAAGATATACAGGAATACTTAAGTGATCCACAAACAGCTTTAAAGTCTATACCAGAAACTAAACCGGATAAAAAGTCTAAACCAGATCAAGTAAGATTTACAAGTGAACGTATCTATGCTTGGATGGTTGAACAACAAATACCATTTAGTTGTGAATTCTGGAATATTAATAGATTACTTAATCTTGTACAGATAGTGAACTATGATAATACTCCAGATGATAGGAAGAAGTCGGCTAAACCATACGAAATTGCACAAGACTATGCACGTATCAATGAGCAGCGTTTAAAAGCATCCGGTAAGAAAGGATAAATAACATGATAAAGTACACTAGTAAAGGCAGTTGGAAGAAAACCAGGAGTTGGCTTGATAAAGTCAGAAGGCATAATCCATATTTAGAGACTTTACGTAAGTATGGAAAGCGCGGAGTAGAAGCCCTGAGAGACAACACCCCTGTCTTTACTGGTGTTACTGCTGAATCTTGGTACTACGATATAATTGAAGAAGAGAAGGGTGTTTACAAGTTAATTTGGTGTAATAGCAACCTTGAAGAAGATTGGTATAATGTTGCACTTTATATACAACTTGGACATGCTACTGCTTCTGGAGCTTGGGTTGAAGGTGTTGACTATATTAACCCGGCATTAGCACCAATATTCAATAAAATGGCTGATGAAGTTTGGAATGAATTCAGCACAAATTAATACAATATTTTCGTGAAGGGAGGAAACTCGATATGGTCGATATAGATGAACGAGTCGTCCAAATGAAATTTGACTCTAGCGATTTCGAGCAAAAGTCAAAAAATACGTTGAGCATACTCGACAAATTACATCAGAAGTTATCATTTAAAGATGCGAGTGATAGTGATAACTTAAATGCAATAACTGACAATGTTGAAAAGATGGCAAATAAAGCTTATACAATCGTTGACAGAATGATTGATAAGATTAGAGACAACATTGCTAATAAATTGGTCGGATTCCTTCAGGAAAATACTGTCGGACAATTACAAAAAGGTTGGTCAAAATACGCAGATATGACCACATCTGTTGCTACTCTGAAATCACAGGGTTATGCAATGGAGAAGATTACTGAACAGTTAGAGAGACTTAATTACTTTACAGATGAAACTTCATATAACTTTACTGATATGGTAAGGGAAATTGGTAAGTTTACAGCATCTGGTCAGAGTTTGGAAGATGCAACCACAGCAATGATGGGTATTGCAGAATGGGCTTCTCTTTCTGGTAAGAATGCAAGTGATGCTTCAAGAGCAATGTATCAGTTATCACAGGCTCTTGGTGCAGGACAGATGAGATTACAGGATTATAAATCTGTTCAGAACCTTAACATGGATACAATCGAGTTCCGAAAGAATGCTATTGAAGCAGCTCTTGCAGTAGGAACTCTTAAAGATAATTTAGATGGAACTTATACATCATTACTTAATAACAAAATTACATTCAGTATTCAGAACTTTACTGAAAGTTTAACTCAGGGTAAGTGGTTTAATAGTGAAGTAATGATGGCTACCTATAAGAAGTATTCTGCAGCGGTGGATGAAATTAGAGCTATTGTTGAAGAAGGAGAATTCACAAATGTTGAAGGACTAACTTCTAAATTTCAAACTACTGCTGATGCATTAAAAGTTGTTAAACAAAATAATGATTTACTTACAGCGAAATTTAGAAAAGTTAATGAAAAATTAACAAAAGATGAAATAGATAATTACTTAAAGCGTTGGAAAAAAGTTGTAAAAGTTACTGATGAAGCTGTTGACAATTATGCTGAAATAAATAAAATGACTAAAGAGCAAGCTCAGAAAGAAATGACTGAGAATTATGCTCAATATTTAAAAGAATATGGCGAAGTATTCAAAGATGCTGAGAAAAATGCAGAAGAAGCTCTTGACGATTGGCATACTTATGTAAGTAGTTATGGTGTTAAGGCATTCACAGCTTCTCAGGAAGCTAAGACATTCACAGAAGCAATCGAGTCTGCTAAGGATGCTGCTTCAACTGTTTGGGTTGGCATTTATCAGGATATATTTGGCGATTATGAAGAAGCTAAGGCTCTTTGGACGGACTTAGCAAATCAGTTATATGAAATATTTGTAACTAGATTATCAAGTGTTAAGGATATATTTGACTATTGGAAATCTGGTTATGAAAGTGATAAACAAAGAGAGATAGATGCTTTAAAGAAAGAATTTAAAGAGTTATCGTCAAAAACTAGTTTATCAGATTATGAACAACAGAGAATGAATGCTATCATGAAACAGCTTGATACAATGGAAAAGCGTATGAAAGCTGGATTATATGATGGTCGTCGAGTATTCTTCCAAGGTGTTTATGCATTTGGTAGTGGTTTTACAGAAGCTTTATTTGCTTTTAGAGATGCTTGGGATGGATTATTTGCTGAAAATGAATCTGGAAAGAAATTATTTAGTTTTAGTGAAAAGCTAAGAATTAATGGCTTCCAGTTTTATACAATGATCCAGAATCTTAAGGAAACTGATTTCTTTAATAACATGGCTCAAGGTATAAGAAATCTGTTTGCACCTTTAAAAGCTGTTGTTGAAATAATAAGAAATGTTATTGGTCAGTTCTTGCCAAAAGGTAAAACTGTTGAAGAAACATTAGTTAGCATTTCGCAAGCTTTCGTTGACCTTACTGCTAAATTAGTTCCTTCGAGAGATACTATAACAAAGATAGCTAAAATATTAAGAGGTGCTGTTGCGGTAATTAAACTTATTGCCAAGATTGCATACGGTTTTTGGAAATCGGTTCTTAGTCCTATACTTTCAGCAGCATGGGAATTCTTAAGCGCAATAATAGATATTATTCTTGATATCGGAGCAGCTCTTGGTGATGCACTCTTTGCATTTGAAGAGAGTATTGGACCAATGGAAGCATTGGCTAGTGTTGGAGGAGTACTTAAAGACGTATTACTTGGTATTGTATATGTACTTGCAAGTATTGTAAGAGAGATAGTTAAATTTGTAGCACCAGTATTCAATGTATTAAAGAATACAATTGGTGATGTAATTGAAAAGATAAAAGGTCTCATTAAATCAGACGGTAAAGGCGGTAACATTTTTACTAACATTGCTGATGGTCTGCATGATGTATCAGATAGAGCAAAGAAAGCTTGGAGTGAAGGTGAGACTTTAGTTGACGTATTTAATAGATTTAAAGGTGGGTCTGGTATTGGTAACTTCTTACAGATGCTTGGAGCTATGCTCGATAATCTTGTCACAAGAATTGGTAGAACTATTGTTGCTATCTTAGGTTTAGATGAAGAACTTGCTAAGACTAAGATTGGTGAAGGAATACAGACTGCAAAAGATATTATCGTTCAGGCATTTGCTATACTTAAATGGCTTTATACAAATGTAATTAAACCGGTATTCTCATTATTCTTTGAAGGTATTAAGAATTCACTTAAGGAAGTTGGAGAAGCATTTAGATCTGGTGACATCAATTACTTCTTAGATACTTTGAAGAAATTGTTTGGTACAATAAGTAGCATGGAAATTGTTAAGTTAATTCGTATGTTACTTAGAGTATTAGGATCTGGTGGATTACTTAAAATATTTAAGAATGGCGCTCAGGCGCTTAAGGGTATTTACAAATACTTTAGTGCTAAAGCTACTAATGAAATGTCATCTGCATTAATCAAAATGGCATTAGCATTGACAATTGTTGTTGGTGCGATGACTGCTTTAACATTCTTACCACAGGATAAACTTGAGAAACTTGGTGGATTATTGATTTCAGCTGCTGTTGCTATGGGTGGTATGATGCTTGGACTCATGGGAATGGGTGTTGTAATGAAACTCTTAGATAATCCTTTAAGAGGCATTACTGCAATGTTCTGGAGTATGACTGTTGCAATGGTTACCACCATTTTAGCAATTCGTGGTATGGAGAAAGCATTTGGTGATTTGTGGCAAACTGTTCAAGTTGGTACAGATGCACAAGGTAATGCTATTTATAGTAAGAGATTCAATTGGGATGCTATGTTAGAACTTGCTGGAGCAGCATTAGCACCTGTCCTTGCAGTATTTGGTGTATTGTTAGGAATAAGTTGGGTAGCTAAGAAACTTAATGCTGGTTCTGCATTAAAGACATTTGCATACAGTGTTGCAGGTCTAGGTATTGGTATTGCTGCATTGGCACTTGGATTTAGAACATTAATTCAAGTTATCAGAGATTCCAAACCTGAAGAAGCTGCAGCTGCAGTAAAGATAATAATTGTATTATTAGCAGTATTAACACTTGCCGGTATTGCATTAAGTCGTTTCTCAGGAACAATGAACGGCTGGAAATCAGGTCTTGGTGTTGCTATTGCGATGGCTGGTATGATGTTAACTATATCACTTATTGTTATTCCTTGTTTGGATGATATGGTTAAGAATAGAGATAAATTCCCTCAGTATATGGAAGCTTTAAGTATATTTGCTCTTACAATGTTATCAATTAGTGCATCACTATGGTTGATGACAGTTGGTACGAAGGGTGGATTACATATATTAGCTGCCGGTTTAGTATTTAACAATATGATGAGGGTTGTATCTAAGTTCATAATTCCATTATTACAAGAGATACAGCAAGTAGACTTTACTAGTGCTCTTAGTGGTATTGCTGCTATTGGAATACTTGTACTAGCATTAGCTGGCGGTATGAGATTAATTCTTGATGGTCTTGCAAATATTATTACAGCAGTTAGCAAGATAAATTGGAAGAGTTGGGCAGCTATTATAATCTCAACTGGTTTAATGGTTGCTTTAATTGTTGGTCTTGTTAATATATTTGAAATGGCTGGAATTAAGGTTAGTCTTGGCGCTTTATTAGCACCTCTTGCTATTGTTATTGGAATTTGCTTGGCATTTGGTTTGTTTGTTAAGTCTATTAGTAAGACTCTTGGATCTGGAGATAAGACAAGACAGAACGTTACTAAGGTATTTAGTTCAATCTTGTTAATTCTTACAGTAGTTTCTGCTGGTATTATAGGTATTATTGCTGCTAGTGGAACATTCTTTAAGGGTAATACTGAAACAGCTTTACTTACAATTGCAGCATTTGCTTTATCTGTAACGTTAATATTAGTTGCATTAACATCTCAGTTTGGCAAATTAATATCAAGTTTAGCTAACTCAATTAAAGGTATTAGTAAGACTGAATTTGAAAGAGTTATGAGCGTTATTTCGTTAATGATGAAATTCATTACATTAATAATGGGTGGATTCTTATTAGAGACAGTTGGTGTTGGATTAACTTATAGTAATCCTGTAGCATCATTAGCTCCTATTCTTGGTTTATTTGTATCATTACTAATATTATTACCAGAAATGAAAGCCATAATGCTCAATCTATTTGATGACATTATTGAGATAACAAAAAACATAGATGAACGTAAATTTGATCAGGTTATTTCAACATTAAAAGTTATACTTATTTCTGTTGCAGTTTTAGCTGGAGTAATCGGTCTGGCTTTAGTTGGAATTGGTGCAAGTTATTCTAATGGTAATGAATGGCAATCCGGTATTGCAGCAATAGGTTTAGTTTTAGCTGTTGTAGCTTCTATTTCGGCAGCTGGTAAGGCATTCAAGACGGTTTCAGACATTGTTAAAGATAAAGCATTTACCGATTCAGTATTTAAGAAGTTTAACACTGTTGTAATTATTATGGCAGGTTACATTTCATTAATTACTGGTGTACTAACTGTTGCTATAAATTCGATGTCTGATAGAATTGGTATTAACTTTGCTAATGCTGTAATAATTATTGGAACTGTTCTTGTTACTACTCTTGCAATGTCAAAGATGTTTAGTAACTTGCTGAATAATATTGATAGTAAAGACTTTAGTAAGAACAGCTTAATTGCTTTAGGTTTAACTTTAGCAGCGATGCTTGTTGTTACATATGAAGTATCAGGTTTCTTTGAGAAGATTCATAATTACGAAGTTCTTGACTGGACTACTGGTTTATCATTTGCAGTGGCTATGGGCGGATACTTATTAGCTCTTGGTTATGCATTACAAATGATACTTAGAGCAGTTAATGTTATGCCAATGAATGCTCAAGCAGCCAATGTTGTTGCGTTGTCTGTTCTTGGTATGATTGGTATAGTTGCTGCTTCTGCATTACTAGTTATGAACTTGAATAGCTTAGCTGGTGTTGATTGGACTACTGCGATTGCTACTTTAGGTGGTATTGCAATAATCATGTTAACATTATCAAGAATAATTGATAGTTTAATAATGACATCTGCTATGCCTATGAATTTCTCTAATGCTCTTGGCGGAGTTATTGTAATGTTTGGCGGTTTAGCAAGTATTGCATTATTAGCTCCTGGAATCTTTGCAGCATTTAAGGAACTCGAAGGAGTTAGTTGGACAACAGTAGCACAAGGTCTTATCATAACACTTGGGCCTTTCTTGTTATTGTTTGAAATAGTTAAGTCAATGTCATTCGGTGGTTTAGGTGATGCATTTGTTGTAACAGCATTCAAAATAGCTGCTGGTATTGCTATAATTACTCTTGCCCTTTATGCATTAACTCAGGTTGGTTTCTTAATCAAAGAGTTGTTTGGACTTGGAGAGAGAGCCGGAGAAGCAGTTCAAAAGGGATTAGAGAAAGAAGAAGGCATCAAGTCTCCTTCTAAGGAATTTGCTAAAGACGGTAAATACATGGTTCAAGGTTTAGCGCAAGGTATTAAGAAAAATCAGAAAATTGCTGGTAAAGCTGCTAGTGGTTTAGGCGATTTTACAAATGATAGTTTCTGTGATACTCTTGGTATTGCTTCACCTTCTAAGGTATTCTATGAGAATGGTCGTTTCGTCGTTAGAGGTTTTATCAATGGTGTAAATTCTGAGGCCGATAAGAATAAACAAGCTGGTGCTGACATGGCATCCGGTTTTGGTGAAGGTCTTGATAGCATTATGGAAGAGAACGGCGAGAAGTGGAAAGGTATATTCTCTGAATTTGGTAAAGATATTGATATCGGAGAAGCTATGAAGGAAGGTTTAGGAGATCTTCCTGGTATCTTTGAAGATTCAATCTTTGGCCCTACTGCAGAAGCTCTTACTGAAGAAGAAGAAGCTAGACTTAAAGAACTTGAAGGTATGGCTAGTGCTATGGGTCCTGCATTCTCTAAGAATTGTCCAGACCTTTATAAAGAAATGATAGATCTTCAAAATAAGAGAGCTAAAGGCGGTAAGAATAAGTTAACTGGCGATTTAATGCAAACATTCACTGATTCTATTTCTGGTGCTATTGGAAGCAATACAGTTATTGATTCAGTTACTGGAGGACTTAGTACTCTTAAAGATACAGCACTTGGATGGCTTAGTGAAAGTAAAGTCGGTCAGACAATAGCTGGTATATTTACTGGCGATGATGGCGTTGTAGACAATCTTGAAAGTGATCTTCTTGGCGAAAATGGAACTATTTCTAAAACTATAGACAAGATATCAAAAGATGGCGGAGTATTAAGCGCAGCTAAGAATCTTGGTGAAACACTCGGTGATACTATATCTGATGCACTTGGAAATGTATTTAGCTTTGATTATGGTTCTGGTAGTTTATTTGATAAAGCCATGAGTGCTCTTACTGGTGAAGGTAATAGACAAAGAAATGAAAAGAACTTCCAGGATTGGTACGATAGATATGCTGAAGGACTTGGCTTAGGATATGATACTGATAAAGGATTTACATTCTATCAGAAAGTAATGGCTGGTATTAGAGAATTTGGTAACGAAGGTGTTCTTGATATTAGTCTTTTCCAGGAATATGCAGATGGATTTAACGAGCTTGGTGATGCTTGGTCAACAATAAAGAATTTGCATATTGATGATGGATTATTCTGGATAGGTGAAGGCACTGGTGCTTGGAAGATAGATAAAGAAAAAGAAGAAGAATATTATAAAAACATGGCAAAAGCAGATTATACTAAATTACAATTTGCTGAACTAATGGGTAATGAAGATGCTAAAAAAGTTTTAAGTAGTGTTGGTGTAAATGACTATGAAGGTATTGTAAAAGCATATGAAAAATTACCTGATGAACTAAAAACTACATTTGATAAGTATTATTATACAATACGTAAACAAGCTAATGCGTATGGATTGTTAACAAGCGAAGGTTATTTAAATAAAAGAGATACTTCTTCTGGAGAATTAAATATGTTTGCTCAGTATTTAAAGTCTGGTGGCTATTTAGTTTCATACACTGATGATCTCAATGAAATGGATGACCAGATTAATAAGTTATTAACTGAACAAGGTTTTGCTGAAGAAGACTTTAACGAAGAGCAAATTAATAAGATTCGTGATTGGGTTAATGCTAATGGTTATCTTGATCAAAATACTCAGTTAATAAAAGATGCTGTATTAAATGATCAGACAAAGATTGATCTTATTGTTGGTTACTTGGCAACAATAGCTAATGGTGGATTGATAGCAGGTGATGACAGAACTGTTTATGAAAAAGCTCAAGAATATGTTAAGAAATATAATAGTGCTACTGATACTGCTACTAGGGCTTACTATGCAACTGAAAAGAGTCGAATAGAAGATGAAGTAAAGAAAGATTATGATGCTACAGTAGCATTTATGAGAACAACAAATTATGGTATGCTTTCAGATGAAAAGAAAGATTTCTATAAACAAAAGAAAGCTTTCTATGAAGAGTATTATGGTTTTGGAGCAGCAAAAGCGCAGGGAGAAACTAATGGTTATGTTCAGACCACTCGTGATTATGGCATACCATTAGTTACAAAAACCGAAACTGATACTCAAAATGCTGTTGCTGAAGTAAACGGAATTGAATCTCCTTCTAAGGTATACTATGAATTTGGTAGATTCAATGTTCTTGGTTTACAAGAAGGTTTCTCAGATGGTATGGAAATGTTCAGTAAGATTAGCTTAGATGAAATCCAAGAACTTAATGATGATTCTAAGGCAGCTCTTACTGCTATGGTTAACTCTCTCGATGATGAAACATTACAACCTACAATTGCACCTATATTTGATGGAGATACATTTACTAATGGTGTTAATTCATTAAATGATTCATTTAATGGCGTATCAGAACGTGCTGATGCTACTACTAAATCATTTATAGAAGATACTCCTAACTATAATGGTCCTTTAGCAACATTAAGTAAACAGATCAATGCCTTAACTGGTGTTGTTAGTTCGTTTATGAGCATGGTTGAGACTGGTGACATTGTAAATGTTAACATTGAAACCGAATTAAATGATGATGCAATTTATGATAACATTATAAGAATTAACAGACAGCGTTTTAAAGCTTCTGGTAAAAATGGATTTATGATTTAATGAAAGGAGGAAATATATAAAATGGCAAAAGCAACAATAGTTATTGACGATATTACTCCTGGATTAAGTTCAGCTGTAATCAAATTTCACTATAACACAAAAGCTGCTTATAAGGTAATACCTATGGGCGGCATAAAGCTATATTATAGTACAACCGGAACTGTAACTAAAGATTCTCCTAGTGTAGATATAAATGTAACTACACAGAATTCATACTATACAACTGAAAATGGTGTTAATGTAGAATATACATTTACCAATCCAACAGCTTATACACAATTGTGGGTTCAGTTGAGAATGCAAATTTGGACAAACGATGATTCATGGCATAGTTATTATGCTTCTTATCGTTATCCTCAAAATAGTGGAGAATTGATAAACTTTAGAGTAGCTACTCATTCAAATGAATTGTTTATGGTAGCATCTTACTCTAATCCGGTTACAGTAGTAGAAGAAGACGGAAGTACATACACAACTTATACAAAAAACTGGGTTGATTATACTGATTGTATTGCACTTCCTTCATATGATGTTAACTATGAAGACTTAAATGAAGACTGGGATGATGCTAACTATGTAACTCATAGAGTGCGAGTACGACAACGTATAAGTGGTAAACTTAGTATGTGGTTTAGTAATCTTCCGCAATACAATCGGTTTATTGATTTACTTAAAAAGAGTAAACAATGTAACGGTAATGGTACAGCTTACGTCGAGTTGCGACTACAAGTAAATGACGATCTTGATGAAGATACTGGTACAGGAGTAGATGATCGAAAGTGTACATTTATTACTGGATTGTTCTTCATCAAAATGGATAGTAATCCATGGGTTGCTCCGGTATTTGGTCATTATGACAAGTATCAGGCAGTCAATATTACTATTCAGGAAGCATAATGATGGATTCTGGGGTGGTTCTCTTTCCTGTTTAGAGCCACTCCAGTTTCTTTTTAGGATATGTATTATATGAAAGGAATATGTTATGCGCTGGAACTATAACGATAATTTCAGAGATCAATTTGAAAAAGGCGTGCATAGAGATATATTGATAGTTCCGCACGCAACAAATGTGCAAAAAGTTACTGGTAAGCCTCCTATTGTAACAAGTAAGATTCCTATACTTGACCAGACAACTGGTGTACCAGTATCTCCTTTAGAAATGCAACCTGTAGCATTTGTTATAACAAACGAAGATATTTATAAGGAAAAGTTTGAATACAGGTATGCTTTAAATTCGGGCGATGATTTGACTTTCACTTCATGTGAAGCTGCGATGGTCAAATTTACTATAAGAAATAAAAAAACGTATAATCCAGAAAAAGACAGGTGGGAATGGGATATACCGAATCTTCAAACATATGTAATAGAAGATGAAGAAACTCATAGACAAGTTCTTGGTGAAGTTCTTGCTCACTATGTTATTAAGGTTTATACTTACATTAATGGTGATTCAGACACCATGATTTATCTCGGAATGTTTACTGTAGAAGAGGATAAGATTTCTTCAGATGGATATTCAAGAGAGATAACTGCATATGACTTTATGGCAACATTAAGAGATATGGATATCGGTTTATGGTATTATCACTTATTTACCGGTATTAATAAGCTTGATGATGACTATAAAGATTACTTAGCTGATTTGGAAAATGCTGGTAAACAAGGTGCAGAAACAAATAAGGAAGATGGACATCATGACGATCCAATAAACTGGATTAAAGAATATGAACATAATGATGATGGTTCTTATGTAATTGATCCAGAAACTGGTAAACCAAAAGTTGCTAGGATCAGAGACCGTAAACCATGTTGGACAATTGGAGAAGCACTTAAAGATTTATTTAAAAATTTAGCTGCTTTTGCTCCTGAAGCACCTACAGTAACAAATGATAAGGATTATTATTTAAGTGATGAGAGTCCTTATTCTGGTTATGGTATGCCAATCATGCTTGATCCAGATTTATTTGATTATTCAAAAGATTATAGTATTCCTACTACAACTGGAGATGATCAGTTTGAACAATATGGATACTTACCAATACTTGAGTTACCATTTTATCCAGATTCAAAGATAATGGAAAGTAAAACATTATCATGTGGTAAATTCTTGGAAGATATTGGTATGCTTGCCGGCAGGTATCCATGTATTAGAATTGATAAGTTACAAGATGAAGATTATGTAACTCCTGTTGAAACAAATCCTAGTACATACTATAGTACTTATGAAAAATGTATATTAACTTTTAAACCTTTACCTAAGAATGATGAAAAGATTGTTGCTAATAACTGTATGGATAATACAGATATAGTTAAAGGTTTTAAACATGATTTATATGATGTGGGTACAGTATGGATTCTGGAAGTTTATAATAGATTCAGTAGTAAGGATCCAATTATGAAATATGCGAACCTTACTAAGAAACAAAAAGCACAAAGAAAAGCTAATCCTGATTATGAGTATAAAACTTTTGCTGTAGGTAACAATACATTTACCGATTATCTCGCAACAAGTAAAGATGATGTTCCTGAGAAAGTTGGAGATGACAAAATTTCATACAGAGATAACTTTCCATTTTATAAAGGAATTATCGAGCTTCTTGATAAAGGTAATAAAGATTACCAATATCCTGAAGGGTGTATACATGGAGATAAACCTTATATAGAAGGCGATACTGGTAGCACAGCTTCAACAGATCATGCTTTAATGCATCCTTGTTATGCGAACATTAAATATAGAACTTATAGACCTTATGAGTTAACAACATTTGCAGATCCTGTAAGAGATGTTGGCGATCGTATACATATAGAGTTCGAAGATCGTGTTACTGGTGAACATGATGAGTTTGATACTTATATACTTGAACGTAAGTTATCCGGTATTCAGAAGATGATGGACACTTATACTTCTAAAGGTTCATCTACGTCAAGTAGTTTTAGTGATTACAAGACTAATACTCGATATAACTCTAATGCATACTCAATGCAAACTTATGGGTATTATAAGAGTGGCTCGAGTAGTGGTGGTGGAACTAATCTTACTGGTATTACAGCAAATGATTTCTGTGAAATTATAAGAAATATTGGTTTTAGATTACTTGATGAACCTACTACTGTTATGGCGAACTTCATTAGTGCTAGTGGAAGTGCTGTATATGATGTACTTGTTTATGATTTATCATCTACCGAACCTGGAGAAAGTGAAATACACAATAATGATACTACAAATCCTATTTATGTAGATATCGAAGGAACTATTACTGAAATTAATGTTTCTGCAGGCGATTATGTAAGAAGATGGTATCAGTATGGTGATGGCGTTGAATATCCAGAAGCAGTAGCATGTCCACTTTATGTATTTGATGGTTCAAAATGGATATATGCTGGTGATTCTGATGATGGTGGAACTAATCTTATTCTTGAAGCAAATATGAACGATGACAGCGGTTGTATAACTATTGCTGAAATTGAGAATGGTTCTTTAGTAGAAGGTTCTACTTTAAGTTCTTTAACTCTTGGTACTTGGTTTCCACCAGATTATAATGAAGAAGAACCTGGACGTACTGAGCCATATGTTAATGAAAACTATATAATTAAATCTCAATTTGATAGTACTCCTTATTATAATTATGAAGCAGATTGGTATCCTGGCACTACAGCTTTAACACCTCCACAAACATATGTTCCGCATTATGGTGATTATATTCATTTTTGGAACACTTCATTTGATGGTACTGATTACCATCATGGAGACGATACAGAATATGTATACCAATATCCTGGTGTATGGATTAATGATAGTTTAACCCATTATCCTCGTAGAGTAGAACTCACAACAAACCCTCACGTAGAACTTAAGTGGACAGATCCTGTCGATATTACTACATGGGAACCTAAGCCTTGTGCATGGGAAGGAACTATTGTTGTAAGAAAAGAAAATTCTGCTCCTTTACATCGTTGGGATGGTGTTTTAATAACTGATAGTACAGCTAGAAATGCTTATCAGACTAATGCTTTAATTGATGATACTATTGAATTAAATAAGGTATACTATTATGGTATATTCCCGTATTACACAGCTATACAAGATGCTTCTCACCCGATTAAGTATTATAGATTTACTAAAGTTGTAAGAGTAAGTACTGGTAAGTCTGTAGATGCTCCTGAGATTCTTTCAATCGAGAGAATTAGTTAAGGAGGTGATTGTATGGCGTGGGAATGGCTGGAAAAGTTGGACGAAGTAACTGGCGAACCTGGTTATTCTACAGCAACTGGTCAAAGTTGGGATAATATATTATCAAAAGTCGGTACAAGTTATACACCAGTTAGTTATGCTAATGGACGATATTTGGAAGGTGATACTAGTAGTAATTATTATTATGATTCTGCTATTGAAGGCGGTTCAAAAGTAATAACTACAACTTATGGCTTAACTATTACTTATACTGGATCACCAGCACCAACTAGCGGTTTTACATTTGATACCGGTGTTTATCAATTGGCTCCTGGTATTGGCGGTTTGATGAGTTCTGCAGCTTTTAGAATTGCTATTGATAGAGATAATGAATTGGCTACGATAATTATAATAAGAGAATTTCAAAATGGAGGCTATTATACCGAACCAAATGACATTCTTTATTATAATCGAAATACCTATTATAACAAATTTTATAACTGGGTAATTGATCATAGTCCTAAAAAAGCAACAGTAAAAGTAAATTATACTTTACCTTCTGATCAAAATTACACATATGCTAAGATAGTTTATAAGAAAGATACAAGACCTGATAATGAAGAAGATGGAACAGCTGTAACTATTCTTAAAGATGAAACTTTTGTAAATATTAGTAAACTTGATGTTGGTTCTAATTACTGGTTTACTATTTTTACAGATAAGAATCAATCTGAGTCATTTCCTTATACTGTTGAAGAATTACCATATGCAAATTAATCTATTAGGGCTCAAAGTTTATGAAGAATTTCTTTGTAATGCTTTGAGTCCTATATTGCTTTTATTAGTAATTATATAAGATTTTATGTAACTACTAATAGAAACAATAAAGGAGACGATAAAATGGGCAAATCGTTAATAATCTATGCAGATCATCTTACATTTAAAGATGGTATTTTCACTTGGATAAGAAACTTCTGTACAATGCTAAATAGTGTTTATGACATTAAAGTCGTAACAAAAATTTGTCGTAAAGATATTAAAGAAGCATTATCTAAGTTAACATCAATTGAAACTTGGAATCCTGATGAAGAATACGAATCAGATATACTTTTATATATGACGGACTTCGTTGAGTTTCCATTTAATCTTATTGGTAAAAAAGAATATAAGATAGTTCATTGTGATTATACAAATATTCCAAGGGACTTACCCGATATGAGTGGACATTTTATAGCTGTATCAGAAACCGCTGCTAGAGGTTTTATTAAAAGATTTAATAGACCTTGTGGTTACATTGAGTCTGTTGTAACTGATGATAAAAAGAGACAAAAAGTATTAAAGCTTATCAGTTGTTCACGAGTTTACAAAAATAAAGGTTTTGAACGAATGTTTCAGTTAGCTAGTGCTTTAAAACAAGCTAATGTAAGATACATTTGGTATAACTTTACTGAGTTAGATAAAGCCGGTATCGACACATTAAAGAAGTATCCACAAAACGATATATTCTTTATGCCATCAATAGATCATGATCAGTTATTGGATTATATAGCAGACTCAGATTACTTAGTTCAATTAAGTGATGCTGAAGGTTATTGTTATGCAGTTCATGAAGCTCTTGTTGTTGGAACTCCAGTTATTGTAACTGACATACCAACTTTTAGACAAGAAATTCAAAATGGGGTAAATGGATATAAAGTTCCACTTAATATGTCTTACATCGACATTGACAATATTGTTAATAATATACCTAAAACTTCTTATGGTTATTATAATCTTATTGTTGATGAGTGTAAAAAGAAGTGGGTTGAGTACTTAGGAATTTAAGGAGAGTGTTTATATGGCTTGGGTATGGGCAGATAATATTGATGAATTAACTGGTGAGCCAATGTCCAGTACAGGCCCTCATGTTAATTGGGATTATTGTTTAGCAAATATCGCAGGAACTGGTAATAAAACAATAGGTACTGATACTGGATCTGAATATTTACCAACTGGTGGAAGCGGTATTTATAAATGTACTGGTGATGAAGTTACTATAACAACAACCTATAATTTATATATAAGTAATTCAGTTAGTAGTACTACAGCACATTATAGATTAGGAACTTCGTCTAATACAGGACGATATGTAAATGCATCGTGGAGGCCAAATAGTGGTTCAGTTAATTATATATCATTTAGATTTGCAATTAATAATGAAACTGAAGAAGCTGTTATTGTATATTTATGTAGTTCAACAGCATCATTGGTTGTCGCATATGAAAGATGTTCACAAGCATGGGCTAGAAAAGAATTATATACTGTTCTTACAGAGCATATTAACATTGGTGCAACAGTTAGAGTAACATGTAATATACCAAAAGAACCAGACTATAAGTATTTAAAGCTTACATATAAAAAAGATACAAGACCTGATAGTTGGGAAGATGGTTCTTCAATTGATATAACAAAGAATGCAGTAACAATAGATATTCCTGGACTTGATATTGGTTCAAAGTATTGGTTTACTATATTCAGTGATATAAATGAATCTGAATCATTTCCTTTTACAGTAAATTAACAAATGAGGGTATAGAATATGGCAAAAATAAAAGTAAATTATTATATGCCTGAAGGTACATATCAATACGCCAAGATCACATATAAAAAAGATACAAGACCCGAATCTGTTAATGATGGTACTTTGGTTAATATTGATGTAACTAAAGATTCTGTTGACATAGATGGTCTTGATGATCTTTCTGATTATTGGTTTGCTATTTTTACAGATGTTAATCAATCTGAGGCAGTTCCTTTTAGTATTGGACCGGCACCGCCAGCACCTACACTTGGTGAAATAACATTGTTAAAAGGCGGGTCTATTAAAAGAGATGATTCATTACTTGCTGTACCTTATGTTGCTTCAGATTATGTTAAAACTGCCTATTGTAATCTTACAGGATCTGGTTATGAGTTATATGTAGATGATGATAGTTCAACTACACATTCATTCTCAAACCCTTCGAGTTATAGAACATCACTTACTTCGAATTATTCTACTAACATATTTAAACCAGTATTATATACAGGAAATCAGGAATATAATAGTAGAGCAGTATTAAAGAATAAAGTAAGAATAAAATGCAATGCTCAGATTACAATTCCACCAACAGATTCTGGTTTTAGAATTAGTCCAGTATTTAGTATTGAATCTTATGCTAAAAATTCTAGTAATACTGATTATAAGTATATTGCTAGATATTTTAGTGATCAAACGCATGTAACTACTCTTCAAACAATTAATTCTAGTCCAACAGAAACAGTAACAATTAATGAAACAGGACTTGAATTTGAGATAGAATACTGGGATTATAATACTGAAACTGGTTATCCTGAACTTGAGTTTACTTTAAATGCTCAAAATATTGCACCATTTAGTCTTAAAGTTACAGTAACAGAAATAACTGCTGTAATTAATGAAGTTGTTATACCTAGAGATGATAGTCAGTTTAATATATTAACTACTACTACTGGTACTACAACCGTTAAATGGACTATAAGCGAATTAGAGCAAGTTGTTAGTAGATTAGGATTTAATTGTTTCTTGCTTGAACCTAAATCGAGTAATTACAGTAGCACAAGATATTATGTTATACCGTTTAATATTACCATGCCTGAAAATTTATATACTGTAAGAGATAGGTATATAACTGATGCAGATAATTATTATGCATTTGGTTTAGAAACAAACGATACTTTAAGTGGTATACCAGTATATTGTTCTGATTCAGATAGCTTAAATAAGTCACTTGTTAAGACAAATACATCTACATCATTCAATTTTTCTAAAACTAAAGACGGTCATTCTTATAAGTTTAGAAGAATTGCATATGCTAGTGGGAGACAAAGTTTCGTATTTCATGCTACTGGGTATAACAAGATATTTATTAACAACAAAAACTATGTTTAATTCTTAAGAGCCTCTATAATAAACTATAGGGGCTCTTTATTTAAAGAAGGGAGATGAGAATATGTTTCATACAAGTTAATGAAAATCCTCATAAGAATCTTGTAGATGATTGTGTAATTCGAGCAATCGCTACAGCTACTGGTAGAACTTGGGACGACGTCTATCTTGATTTAATGATAGAAGGATTCAATGAGAAAAACTATCCAAACTATAATTCTATATGGTGGTCTTACTTAGTTAATAAAGGTTGGAGAAGATATTTGGTTCACGATACTTGTCCACTTTGTTATACTCTTAAGGATTTTACTAAAGATCATAAATATGGAATTTACTTAGTTGGAGATGGTTCTCATGTTGTTGCAGTAGTTAATGGAAATTACATTGATACTTATGATAGTGGTAACATGAGCGTATTATATTACTTCAGAAAGGAGAAATAAGATGGTGCAAAATCCATATTACAACCAACCAAATTACTACATGCCTCAATATCAAAATTTACAAGCACAACAGAGGCAAGAACAATTCGATCAAATTTATTCAAGGCCTTATAGTTATAACTTTGTTAGAGATATTAATGAAGCTAAGAATTGGCCTACAGCTCCCGGTAATCATTTAGTTTTCGAAGATCAAAATGGTATGTATTTTTATACTAAATCACTTGGCTTCGGTCCAAATGAGAAACCAATATTCGTAACTTACAAAAGAGAAGACTTTGTTGAACAATCTGAGTCAAATTCTCAAACTGTTGAACAAAATCCTCTCAAAGACCAACTTGAAAAATACCAGAGTTCTACTAAGTTAGAATTAGATTCGCTTAAATCTGGTATTGAAGAATTGAAAGAACTTATTAACCAGAAACCTCACTTTTCTAATAATAGGAAAGGAGGTAAGAATTAATGAATAATCCGATTAATATGTTGTTTCAAGTAATGAAAGCTCGAGGAATTAACTTACCTTCAAATATTAATATGAATGATCCAAATCAGATCATACAGTATTTAATGCAGAATGGTAAGATAACTCAAGAGCAATATAATAAAGCCTATCAACAATTTAGGTCGATGAATAATAATTCTAGGTAATAATTTCCCGATAAGTCATGACTAGACGAAAGGAAATTATGAGTAAAGCAGGATTAAAGGGAGTCTAGTTAACTCCCTCCTGTTTGAAGTAAGGTTTCAATACCTATTGAGAATTATTAAAGCCGGCTTAAGAATTCTTATAAAATAATTCAAAATGGGTATTAAACATAAAAAATATTTTATAAGGAGGATTCTAAAATGATAGGATCAGAAAACAATGGCATGTATATGCCCGTAGCTCCCGCTTATGGTAGCGGATGTAACAATGGTTTTAGTGGAGATTGGGGAGAATGGATCATACTCTTTTTAATCTTTGGAATGTTCGGTAATGGAGGCTGGGGCAATGGCTTTGGCGGAAACAATCAGTTAGGCTATGACTTCCCTTGGCTGCTTAATTCCAATAACAGAACCGTTGACACTGTAACTAATGGATTTGACAATGCTGCAATTACAAGTCAACTTGGAGATATCCAGGGCGCTATTACCAATGGTTTCGCTAACAATGCTACTGCACTTTGTGGAGGGTTCGCCGGTGTTAATGCAACCGTAAATTCTGCACAAAACGCAATAGCTCAGCAGCTTTACACAAATCAGATAGCAGATATGAATCAGAGATTTACTGATGCTATTACTCAGACAAATCAGATGAATAATCTTGCTTCTGGTCTTCAGAATTGCTGCTGCGAGAATAGAGCAGGCTTAGCAGATCTGAAATACACAGTTTCTACTGAGAACTGTGCAGACAGACAGTCAATAAGTGATGGTATTCGTGATATCATTGCTACTCAGACCGCTTCAACTCAGAAGATCTTAGATCAGCTCTGCCAGGATAAGATCGATTCTAAGAATGACGAGATTGCAAGACTTCGCCAGGAAGTTGCTATGAAGGATCTTGCTGCATCTCAGACTGCTCAGAATGCATTTATTCAGAACGGATTTAGCCAAGAGGTTGACGCTCTTTACAACAGGCTCAATAGCTGTCCTGTAAGCACTGTTCCGGTTTTCGGTAAGCAGCCTATTTTTACCTGTGGTAACAATGGTGTAAATTATGCTGGTTGCGGATGCGGAATGGCATAATCAAAATAAGTAGTAAAAAGTAACTATTAACAAATAATATTTAAATCCTTCTAAATTGGGCTAGGAGAGGAGTTGTTATTTATGTTTAAAAATGATTTGACGGGTATGAGATTTGGTAATTTAACCGTAATTGAATTTGCAGGTAATAATCAATATAGAGCTTCTATGTGGCATTGCGTATGTGATTGCGGGAATGAAATAATTACTCGAGGAGAAGATCTTAGATCTGGCAAAACGAAAAGTTGTGGCTGTTTAGTAACAATAAATCATTTTAAGACTCATGGAGAAAGTGATACACAACTTTATCGGAAATGGAATTCAATGTTAAGAAGATGTGAAGATCCATCGCATCATGCATATAAAAATTATGGAGGACGAGGTATAGAAGTTTGTGACGACTGGCACAATTTTACTATTTTTAGAGATTGGGTTAATGAGACACGAACCGATATGAGTCTTTCATTAGACCGCATTGATAATGATGGAAATTATTCACCTGATAATTGTCGTTGGGCTACTGCACAAGAACAACAAAATAATAAAAGATCTAATGTAATGATTACGTATTTTGATGAAACACATTCTTTAATGGATTGGTGTAGAATACTTAATTTACCATATTCACTTATACAATCAAGAATCACAGCTCGTGGTTGGGATTTTTGGACGGCAATATCAACTCCTCTACCGGACCATTATTATGATGGCTATTATGATGAATCTGATTATTATGATTATAATAACTATGATGATTATTATGAAGATCCATCAGAATATAATAGTTATCCATATTATTAGAAGGTAGAAAGGAAATTTATGTCAGCTGAATACAGCAATAGCGCTGATCAACTTGTAGCTGCAGGTGCCAGCGTTATATTTAACGAATCGCCAGTTCCGTGCCGTGAAGGATTGATATATCACAGGGACGGTTCTGGTATATTTAGGCTTGTCAATCGTTTCTTTAGACAGAACTTGAATGTTTGTCAGTGCTGGAAAAGAAATAGTAATTATTTGGTGAGCTTCGGTGCAAATATTGAAATTCCTACTGGCGGTACTGTTGAAACCATCTCATTGGCTTTAGTAGTTGATGGCGAGATAGATCCTAGTGCCATTATGGAAGTTACACCAGCTGCTGTAGAAGAGCCATTCAATGTTAGTGTTAGCGTAATAGCTCAGGTACCCTATATTTGTACTTGTTCAAATGTTTCAATACGTAACATATCAACACAGGCAATTACAGTGTCTAATGCTAACATTGTGATTGACAAAACTTGAAAGGAGAATTCAAAATGGATAATTTAATGCACGAACTTGAGAGAACATGTGAGCGTACAACTAAAGAACTCCATGATCTCAATGACAGATTAGAACAAAATAAGAATTCTATGTCTCCTGCAGATCTTGATATACTCTTTAAGTTGATGGATGTTGTTAAAGATATTAAGTCAACAATAAAGAAAATATATGAGATAGAAGATATGGAAGGTGCTAATGACATGAATTACTCTGGTGCGTATATGTCACAGCCTATGTGGGATAGACGTATGGGTTATTCAGGAAACTCTTATAACGGAACTTATACTGTTAATACTGGTGATGGAAGATATTCTGGCACTAGAGGTATGAGTAGAGGTTATTCGAGAAATTCGGAACGAGATAATATGAGAATGCAACTTGATGACATGCTCAATAATGCTCGTGATGAAAGAGAAGCTGAAACCATAAGAAAAATTATGAATAAGCTTTGATAAGTTCTACTAAAAAGAGCTTAGGGATCAGGATTAGGTGATCTGAAAATGAGGTTCGACTCCTCACCTAAGCCTTACTAAAAAGATAGGGAGGAATATGTATGAAACCATTATATGTAAAAAAGAATGGAGTAGTTAGCAAAGTTTCTGGTATTGCTATGCCTGATACTTATCCTAGTGAAAAAGTTGCATATGATAATACTGATAGTGGATTACAAGCAACTGACGTTCAGGATGCTATAGATGAAATAGTAGATGGTTTGGGTACGGGTGCTAGCAAAGATATTCCTGCTTCAGGTGATGCTGGTAATAATGAACTTGTTTTAGGTAATGATAGTCGACTTAGTGACGCCAGAGAAGCAAGTGATGTTTATTCATGGGCTAAAGCCGAAACAAAACCTACTTATACAGCTTCTGAAGTTGGAGCTATTGCTACTACTGCTAAAGGAGCTGCTAATGGTGTTGCTGAGCTTGATGCTAATGGTTATGTTCTTTCTAGTCAGTTACCTTCATATGTAGATGACATTATTGAGGTTGCTGATTATGATCATTTACCTATTACTGGCGAAAGCGGTAAGATTTATGTAACTCTTGATACTAACTTGACGTATCGATGGAGCGGTAGTGGTTATACAGAAGTTTCTCCTTCATTAGCTTTAGGTGAAACATCATCTACAGCTTACCGAGGCGACAGAGGTAAAACAGCATATGATCATTCTCAGGATACTGGACGAATTACCGCAGCTGTAAGTTCTGGACTCTATAAATTCAGTGCCACAGCTCAAGGCCATATCTCTGGAACTAGTGCTGTTCAGAAGAGTGATATTACAGCTTTAGGTATTCCTGCTCAGGATACTATTATAAAGAATACAGCATATGGTACTTGTAGTACTGCAGGCGATGTAAAAGATAAAGTCGCTACTCTTTCTAATGCAACAAATTGGGTTCTTGAAGTTGGAACTATTGTTGGTATCAGATTTACTTATACAAATACATTTGCTATGTCATCCGGTAATAAAGTTACTTTAAATGTAAATAATACCGGAGCAAAAGTTATTCGTTATAGTGATGATACCTGGACAGGTAGTATGGATATAAAATGTCCTACAGCATATGGTGAAGCTGGTCAAACAATTTACTATATGTATGATGGAACATATTGGGTATGGGTAGGACATAGTAAAGATAATAATACTTTATACAATTTTGTAGGTCGTGAATTTAGATCATGTGATTGGAATGATGCTGGACTAGGTACAGGTTTCGGTGGCGATGCTAATCTTATGGTTGTTAATGGCGTATACTATTATAATTCTAATGGTCCGTCAACTAGTATCGGTGCGTCTGCAGATGATGGTTCTGTATTTGTTCATACTTGTGATGATGGTTATGTTGTACAGATTGCCCAAAACTATGAAACTGGCAATAT